GTTTCCCAGTCACGATCTCCAGCAGGCACTAAAGTCTTGCTTGAAGTGGGAGATATGCTAGTATATAGTGGATGTGAACTCGAACATTGGCGAGAGCCTTTTGACGGGAACATTTGCGGTCAAGTATTTCTACATTATAATCATGTAAATGGCCCATTTGCAGACAAAAACAAGTTCGATGGAAGACCTATGTTGGGTCTACCATCATTTGTAAAATAGTATTATAATGAGGTTATATGTTACAAAAATTAGGTTTCTTACCAGGATTCAATAAACAAGTTACATCTACGGGTGCTGAGTCTCAATGGACTGGTGGCGAAAATGTTCGTTTTAGATATGGTACTCCTGAAAAAATAGGTGGTTGGAATCAATTAGGTGAATCAAAATTAACAGGTGCAGCTAGAGGTTTGCATCATTTTGTTAATAAAGATTCTACAAAATTTGCAGCTATTGGCACAAACAAAATTTTATATGTATATTCTGGAGGAGTATTTTATGATATACATCCTTTAACTAATCCATCTGGTACAGCTATTACAAGTGCATTTAGCACAACTAATGGATCGCCAACCGTAACAATTACATTTGGTAGTTCACATAATTTTCAACCACAAGATATTATTTTATTTGGTGATGCTAGCACGTTTAGTGCTATTACTAATTCTAATTTTACAGCTACAGATTTTGCTGATAAAAAATTTATGGTAACTTCTGTACCAACAACTACAACAATTACTATTACAATGCCATCAAATGAAACAGGAAGTGGTGCAACTACTTCTGGTGGTATAACTTATTATCAATACTATCACGTAGGACCTGCTGAACAGATAGGAGCTTTTGGTTGGGGTATATCATTATGGAGTGGTAATATTTTAGGATCATTAACTACAACTTTAAATGGTGCATTAGCAGATGACACTAATGGTAATAATAGTTCTGCTACAGAAATTACATTAGCTAGCACTACAGGTTTTCCATCATCAGGAACTAATTATATTCAAGTAGGCGCAGAAGAAATATCTTATACAGGAATTACAGGAAGTAAATTAACAGGAATTACTAGAGCAGCTAGAGGATCAACTAGGTCTTCACATTTAAATGGTGCTACTGTAACTAATACTTCTAGTTGGACGGGATGGGGATCACCAGCAGCCAACACAGATAAAGTAACAGATCCAGGACTATGGTCTTTAGATAATTTAGGATCAACTCTTATTGCACTAATACATAATGGTGAGTGTTTTGAATGGGATGGTGATTTAGCTAATGCTACATCAACAAGAGCTACAATTATTACAGGTGCACCAACAGCATCACGGGATATGTTAGTATCTACTCCCGATCGTCACTTAGTATTTTTTGGAACAGAAACAACTATTGGAACTAAATCTACACAAGATGATATGTTTATAAGATTTTCTTCTCAAGAAAATATAAATGATTATACACCCACAGCTGAAAACAGTGCCGGTACACAAAGACTGGCCGCTGGATCACGAATCATGGGAGCAACACTTGGTAGAAATGCAATATACATTTGGACGGATACATCTTTATTTACTATGCGTTTTGTAGGAACTCCTTTTACATTTGCATTTGAACAAGTTGGAACTAACTGTGGATTAATAGGAATGAATGCAGCTGTAGAAGTTGACGGTGCTGCGTACTGGATGTCAGAAAATGGTTTCTTTAGATATACTGGTAAACTAGAATCTATGGATTGTTTAGTTGAAGATTATGTTTATGATGATCTTAACACTACATCTAATCAATTAATTTATTGTGGTATTAATAACTTGTTTGGCGAGATTACTTGGTTCTATCCAACATCTACATCTAACGTAAACACTAGAGCTGTTACATACAGTTATCTAGATTCAACAGCTAAACGACCTATATGGTTTACTAATGCAAGTACTTTATTTCCCAGAACAACATGGGAGGATTCATCTGTATTTGGTTTACCTCATGCAACTAAATACAATGCAAGTAATGATGTATCGTTTGATGTAACTGGTAATACAGAAGGTACAACAATTTATTTTGAACACGAAACAGGAGTCAATCAACAAGAAGCAGGGACCACGGCTGTGGCTATACCTGCTAATATTACATCTGGTGATTACGACATTACACAAAAAGTTGTTAGAGGAGCTGCAACTAATTTAGGAGATCTTAGAGGTGATGGTGAAAATATTATGAGAGTAAGCAGAATTATTCCTGACTTTATATCTCAGCAAGGAACTTCTATTATACAATTAGATTTAAGAAATTATCCTAATAATACAGCAGCTAGTTCATCATTAGGGCCATTTAGCATTACATCTACTACAACAAAAGTAGATACAAGAGCTCGAGCCAGAGCAGTTGCATTAACAATATCAAACACAGCTGTGGATACTAGTTGGAAGTTAGGAACTTTTAGATTAGATATACATGCTGGAGGAAGACGATAATGGCTATTACAAACGCTCAACAATTTAGACAAATGTTTAGATATGGTGGTGACACTATGGGTGGACCTAATGATAAAAGTAATAATAATAACGATAATAATAACGATAATAATAGACCAGAAAATACAAGACCTAATCCTCACACAGATTCAGGATATTCAAAAACATCTGTAGCTACTGGTGATGAAATGAGATCTGCCGAACGAGATTTTATACAAACTTTAAATACTAATAATGCAATAAGAGCAGCGAAAACAGGAACAAAGTTTGACGCTTTTGATAATTTTACACCTACGTTTGCACCTAAACAAAAAAAAGGATTTGGTATAATGGACTTAGGTTTAATGTTAGCAACGGGAGGTTTATTTGGAACAAAAGCAAAAACAGCAGCTCAATTATTGGACACAGCAAAACGAACAAAAAATTTAGTAAGTGATTTAAGTAATACTTTTAATTTTAAAAACCCACTAACTGATATATTTAGTGATAAACCAAAAACTAAATCACCTACAACTAATACTATTGATAGGACTGGTGATGGAGAAGGACTAGCATCATTAGAAAATGCAAACGCATTACAAGACGAATATTTATTACTTTTACAAAAACTACAAACAGGACTTATTAGTGATGAAGAGCAAGTTAGATATACTATGTTAAAAAATATGTTAGGAATATAATGGCTAAAATAGTACAGACATTAACCAGAGCAAGCAATGAGTATGAAGCAGATGTAGCACAGTCTTTAGTTAGAGATTTAGATGCAGTTCTTGAAAAACTTAACACTACATTTCAAGAAGAATTAAAACAGGAGATAGAAGCTAGAAGTTTCTTTTTAGATTAATGGCAGTAGTAAACCAATATAAATTTGTAGGAGTAGACAACAGTACAAGTGGTAGTGCACTTACACCTTTTGGCTCAGGAAATCCTTTAGTAAATGAAACATATTTAATTAAATCTATTTTAGTTACATCAGCTGGAACACCCAGTGTAACTATTTTAAATAATAGCATTACAGCTATTAAATCAGTACCGTTAACAGCTAATCAAACTAAAGAATTATTAACCCAACCGTTAATAGTAGAAGGTGGAAAAACTTTTACAGTGCAATCTAGCACTTCAGACTCGTTTGATGTAGCTATTAGCTATCTAAACATTAAGAAAGAGGTAACAGCATAATGGAAAATATACCAGTAATAACACCAGAAAAAATTATAACTAAAATAAGTAATAAAAAAACAGGAGAGGTGTACGAGACAGAAGAAGCTTTAAAAGCTGCAAATATACCTGAAGAAGATGTTCGAAGAGATGTAACAGTTATCATGCCACCTCTTGATTTAATAGGAAAAACAAAGTAATATGAACAACTCTTTAAAATAAGGCAACTATGGCAATAACAGACATACAAATTTCAGAAGAATTAGAAACTAACGCACCATCTATTAAGTATAGAGGAAACGAAGGTCCTAAATCTCCACAAGAAATGCAACAAAAAGCTGAGTATGATATGCAAGAATATATAATAGAGTTTGAAAATGTATTTCCTGAAATGAAAAAGTTACGAGGAACTCAAGAATACATGGATATGTTAGAAGATTATTTTAGAAGTCTAGCTAAAGGTCCAGTATTACCAAGTGACGAAGATCCTATAAATCCTTTTCAACCTAAACCACAAGGACCAGTATTACCTGACAGACAAATGGCAGCGTATGGTGGTATCATGGGTGTTGATGGTAGAAAACAATATGGTATTGGATCGTTCTTTCAAAAAAAAATTATGGACCCAATTAAAAATAATCCATTAGTAGCTGCAACAGCAGCTTTATATGGTTTAGATACTTTTGGTGGCGAAGACGGAATTTTAGGAGGAAAACTTCCAGGTGGTGGTAAAGTTATAAACACAGCAATAGGAGATATTTTTGAAGGATTAAATAAACCAAGAACAGGTCCTGTTATGAAAAGAAAAGATGGGTCTGTTATTGTAGGTGAAGATGGTAAACCAATATATGAAGAAAGAGGATCGGTATTAAGTGACATAACATCAGGTTTAACTAAAAACATTGTACCAATAGTCGGTGGTCTTACGGCCGGACTATTTACTGACAGTCAAGGCGGCGGACAAGATGCTAGCACTTATGGTGCACCAAGTGATAACACGGCAATGCAATTAGATGATCTTAAAAAATCTGCAAACATATTAGATCAAAAACAAGGCATGGCAGCAGGGTTAAATTTTTTACCAGCTGTTGCGGCTAGAAGATACTCACCAGCAGAGATGATTGAAACATATGCACAAGCAGCAGCTAACGGTGGTAGAATTGGTATGGCTGAAGGTGGATTAATGGACCTTGGTGGTATGGAAAAAGATTATAGAGCTGAAGGTGGGTTTGTACCTATAGGAAGAGAAGAAAAAGCA